ATACCGATCCACTCGCCAGAATGTCAATGAGGTTCGACTAACTATGGCTACACGTTTTGCATCATTCCAGTTTGGCGCGGCGACCAACGCGATGATCCAGCAATCCGCGCAATTCTTTGAGGACACGCTTGTCACCACCGGAGGCTGGGTAGTCACAGCGGACACGGGGCAAACGCTCCCGAGCGCACTGATCGCGCCCACGGCAATCAGCCAGTCTCGCGGCTTTCGCATCTACCGGATGAACGATGCCTTGCAAGCGACGTTTCCAGTGTTCATGCGCGTGGATTACGGATCGAGCGCCAATTCTGCAAGCGCATTCGGCGTGTATCTCACGTTCGGAACCGGCACCAACGGCGCTGGCACCATTACACCAGCGGCATTGACGAACCTGCAAGTGGGCCAGCCGCAGACAACGGCAAATACCTACTACTGCTACGGGAGCGCGGCACCAAACCGCTTGTGCCTCGGAATACCGTGTCTGGGCGGATTCACTTTCAGCTTTTATCTTTTCATCGAGCGGTCAAAGGACTCCAGCGGCAACGATACTGGCGACGGATTGATCCTGATCTACGGACCGAACGGAAGCGGCAACAACTACAACGCGCTCCAGACCAACAAATACGTCATCATGGCTGGAGGCACGCAGCCGACCGAGGAGCGTGCATTGTCGTATATCCTGTCCACGAACAACCCGACACAAGTATTCGCGCCCGGCGACGTCGGTCTTGGCATCATCATTCCGATGCGAGGCGTGGCAGTTCAGCCAGGCTCAAACGTGATGATCGTCAACAGCAACGACGTGTCGAATGACGGTCAGATCAATGCGCTGATCTACGGCGGAATCCGGACGTATCAGCACTTGAACAACATTACCGTGCCGTGCAGGCGATACAACGGCGTAACCGACACAAATGCGCGTGTTCTGATGCGCTACGACTGACCATGGCATTCACGTTTTATACTCCGTTCATCGTTAATCCCGCGAAAGTTCCAGCGTCGCAAACTGATTTCGCCGCGCTCATTTGCATCACCGATCCGCGATTCAAAACGGTCGCCAACGGCGGTCACGTCCAGAGCCCGAACGGCTACGATGTGCGGCCGTATCTCGACTATGGGCTGACCACGACGCCGCTCAGTTTCTTCCTGATCCGCTACAATGGAGCCACGGGCGAAGTCATCATGCGTGCAAAGGTGGCGAGCTTCACGTCCAGTCAGGTCATTTACCTCGCGTGCGGAGACACGACGCTGACCACAAACGGGAGCAACGGCGCGGCCACGTTTAGCAATAGCTTCCTCGGCGTGTATCCGTTCGGTGACGGAACGACCTTGAGCCTTGCCGACGCCACAGGAACGAACAATGCCACCAATCACGGCGCGACGGCAGCTGCGGGACAAGTGGACGGCTGCGCGGCGTTCAACGGCAGCACGCAATACATCGACTTGGGATCGGTGTTCAATCCGGTTGCGCTGACTTACGCTGCACTGGTCAAAGGCGTGGCGTGGACGAACGCCTACAACGCGATCATCGTGCGCGTGAACGCTGGTAACAGCATCTACACGATGATGTTCGTGAAAAACAACGGGAAACTGTCCTGCTGGGCAGTAGGCGCGGGAGCGGTAAGCGCGGACGGAACGGGACCGACCACGCTTGCCACAGGGACGTGGTATCACCTCGCGATGACCTACGATTCCGTGAACGGCCTGAAAGGTTACATCAACGGCGTGCTGGAGTTCACTGTCGCTCCCAGCGGAGCGCTCAACGCCACGGCGATCCAGACCAACATCGCCAATGACACGATCAATGCCTCCCGTTTCCTCAACGGTTCAATGCAGCAAGTCCACGTTTCCAGCGTCGCTCGAGCGGGAAGCTGGATTGCCATTGAAGCCAACCAAACAGTGTCGCCCACCACCTTCTGGACAATCGGTCCGGAATACGCCGCCGGCACTGCGCCGTTTTCGGTTGTCAGCGTCAATCCGGCGTGCGGTAGCACAGTGCGTCCCGCTCCACAAGATTACGCGGTCACATTCTCTGATCCGGTTCAAGTGGCCAGTGTAGCGGCATCCGACTTCACCATTGGCGGGACTCCAGCAAATACCGTGGCGCTCAGTGCTGGAAACACCGTAGCAACCTTTCATTTCAACACGCCACCGACCGTGCTTGTCGCCGGATCAGCCATGGCAATTGCAGCTGGCGCGATCCTCCGCAATTCGGACGGCGCGGCAAACATGCCTCTCAATTGCACGCTCTTTTATAGTCAGTGGGTGCCCAACCTGCTCTACGTGCCATGCCAGTCGGGAGTCGGCTCGGTCATCCAAGTTCCGGACGCTGCGCTTTGGGGGCGGAAGTTCAAGCCGCAGCCGTTCGTGGCGACCGCGATCACATCACCGGAACTCTGGGGCAACTTCAATTTCGCTCCGGCGTTTGTCGGCGTGGCGTATCAGTTCCAGTGGTATTGCGAGAACCAAAACCAGCCTGTCGTGTATTCGCTTTTCAGCGGCACGCTTCCGCCCGGCTTGGTGCTGTCGAATGTCGGTTCGACCGCAGAGGGACAAATCGCAGGGACGCCCACCACGCAAGGGACATACAATTTCACGCTGCTCGCGAACGGCCCGACTAACACGGGCAAGAAAGATTTCACCATAGTCGTCGGCCCAAGTCCGGACACTGGCTCGAGCGGAGTAGGAGGAGGATGACTTATCCCGTTTTCAGGATAACTCAAAATGTTCACCAACTTCTTCCAGCGAACCACGTTCGACATCGTTATTCTGTGCCTGACCTTTCTGGTCTGCGCGGTGCTGCTCGTGCTGGTCACTGGCGCTGTCATCGGAAAGATCGTGCATCCGGAACTCCCGATGGAGAACATCACCACGGTCGTCGAATTGATGGTTTCGAATATCACTGGCGCGCTTCTCGGATTCGTGGGCGGGAAAGCGGCCGGAAAACTGGAGGCAGCTAACGGTGAGAACCATTAAAGAGCGCGGACTGGAATTGGTGAAGCATTTTGAGTCGCTGTATCTGGAGGCCTACAAGTGCCCAGGCGGAGCGTGGACAATCGGGTGGGGTCATACCGGAATCCGTCACAATGACGGCACGGTGTATGCCGGACGCAAGATCACCGAAGGCGTGGCGGAAGAACTGCTTCACCGCGACATGGCCGCGTTCGCAGAGCGCGTGGAAAGCCTCGTGAAAGTCCCGCTCAACAACGACCAGTTCGATGCGCTGGTCAGCTTCGATTTCAACACCGGAGCGCTCCACAAATCCACGCTGCTTAAGCTGCTCAACAAGGGCGATTACAGTGGCGCAGCCGAAGAATTTCCCAAGTGGAACAAGGCCGGAGGGAAAGTCCTCCGCGGCCTGACCCGCCGACGCAACTCAGAGAAAAACCTTTTCCTCGGAAAAGATAACTTCATTATACCCGCATGAGCACAGCAACCGATCCATCCGCACCAGCTTTCGGACTCGACCTCGTTCCCGACATTGACTTCGCGGTCAAAGATCCAGCGGTGATCGAAGCGGAAGTGATCGCGGACTATCAGGCTGGCTTCCTTGCGCTGACCAACATCGCCAAAACGCTCGCGCCAGGTGATCCCGTCCGGTTGTTCCTGCTCACGGTGTGCCACTGGCTCACGGCGCAGCGCGTCATCATCGACTTCACGGGCAAAGAAAACCTCCTCAAATACTCGCATGACGGCTACCTCGACAACCTCGCGGCGCTCTATGGCAACCGAGCGCTCCGGTTGCAGGCTGCTCCTGCTCTTTGCACGTTGCGTTTTACGCTTGTTGCGCCGCTGGCTTTCGCGGCGATCATCCCGAAAGGGACGCAGGTTCAAGCGCCCAACTCGGTAGTGTTCCAGACGCTCGCGGATGCCACGATCCCCTCCATCACCACGTTCGTTGACGTTGCTGCTGCGGCGATGACGACCGGAATAGCTGGAAACGGATTATTGCCGGGCCAAGTCACGGCGCTCATCAACTGGAATCAGACGTGGCCAGTGACCGTCCAGAACATTGACGAGACAAGCGGCGGCGTGGACACCGAAACGGACGACCAGTATCGCTACAGGATATGGCTCGCCATCGAAAGTTTTTCGACGTGCGGACCACATGACGCCTATGAGTTTTGGGCTCTGTCGGCTGATCCCTCCATCATTCAGGCAGTCGTCTATTCCGCGCCGGACATAGCTGGCGAGGTCTGGATTTACCCGCTGGTCAAGGACGCTGGTGGGATTCCGCAACCAGCTTCCACGGAGATTTGCGACAAGGTTCTGGCGATTTGCAGCGCCAAGGACAAGCGTCCAGTGACCGATTACGTCAGCGTCTTTCCGCCGACCGAGTTCATTTACACGCTCAACGTGAAGTGGTGGCTGGAGGAAGGACAGGACGTGTTGCTCGCCACGATCCAGACCAATGTGCAAGCGGCCGTTGACGCGTGGATCCTCTGGGAACGCAGCTTTGTCTCCCGCGACATAAACGGCGACGAGCTGCGCAAGCGGATGCTGGAAGCTGGCGCGAAGCGCGTCCAGATCGTGAGTCCGAGTCCGGATTTTCAGGTGATGAACTACAATCAATTGGCCGTCCACGATCCAGCCGTCGCACCGATCGTTGACTATCAGGGCACCGAGCCGCCATGAGCACCACGCTTCGATCCAGTCAACTCATCCAGCTTGCTACGCCATCGATCTCCTATGATCGGCAGGTTCAGGCCGGCTGCGGAGCGTTCGACAATCAGATGTATGAGATCATCGACGAAACCGACGGTGTCGATCCGCCGCCGACGAGCCAGCTTTCGCCACCGACCCCGCCGTCAACGATATCGGAGATCATTTTCATTCCGCTCATCCGGCAGCTGTCCGACCCGAACCTCGTTGACATTCTGGCGTGGCAATTCCACGTCGATTTCTACGACGCCACGAAGGACTTGGAGTTCCGGCGCAAGCTGGTCCAGAACTCCATCCAGTGGCACATGCGCAAGGGCACGCCCGATCTCTTGCAGGAAGTTCTCGACACGTTCTGGCCCGGCGGAGCCACGCTCCAAGAATGGTTCGAATACGACGATCCATTCCCGCCGAATTATCCGGTGGTCGTTCCGGACGCGCTGGCGTTCACGTTTGCGCCATCGGACGTGAATCCCGCGCAGGACAAGTTCAACAAGGTCGCTCACGGACTAACGGTTGATACGCAAATCAAGTTCGTGAAAACAGGGACGGCGCTCCCCGCTCCGTTGCTGGAGGACGTGGTTTATTACGTCGTTGACGTGACCGCGAATTCGTTCCGCGTGACGCTGGTCGAAGGTTCTACCGCGCTCGACATAACGAGTTCCGGAAGCGGGACGAACGAACTCTGGAAAGCTGGCGGTGACTGGCACGACCGCTACCGCTTCCGCGCATTGATCGACATAACCATCATTCCGCCGTCGGAGGAGGCAAAGGTGGTGCAGCTGATCAATGCCTACAAACCAGTGAGCCGCTGGTTCGACGGATTCTTTGCAGCAGAAACGAGCACTTGCGACATCGCCTGGTATGGCGCAATGCTGGAATTTATTTACATCGAGAGCGATGCACCTGATTACACACCACCGTTACCACCAATACCATGAGCCTATCTAAACAAGAATTCACCAATGGCGGCAGGGATATGCTGACCCAAGCGCAAGGCGGACACACCCTGCACATTTCAAAGATCGTAGTAGGCAGCGGCGTTGCCAGCGTGCCGGGCGACCTCTGGCCGTTGACGGCTCTGATCGTTCACGAAATGGACGTGACGATTTCCTCCATCCGTAACATAGGCGGCGGCGTTCTCATGGTGGAAGGTAACTTCCGTTCGACCGATGCGCCGCATCCGTTTTTTGAGCGCGAAGTCGGCATCATGGCGCACATCGACTCCGGAACGGACGCGCTTTATTCGGTGGCCAACGTCTTCGCGGATCCTCCCAACTACATCGATCCGGCTGCGCCGACGATCCGCGCCTACAAGATCAAACTGATCGTGGACCGCGTTGACCCGTCTGATATCACCGTGACGATCAGCCCGAGCGATGCGGTCAGCGGTGAATCTCTCGGCGTGGAGACAGACGGGCCGGGCGTGTATCAGTCAACGGCTGGAAACATTCTCAAGTTCAAGCGGCTCGTGGCTGGCGACGGAATCGAGATCACTCAGGACAACGACGATGACACGCTGGCGACCGAGATCACCATTGGCGCGAAGGTGCTGCACAACAACCTCGATCTTTACGTGCCGGAAACCTACCCAGGCATCTCCGATCCGAACATTTTGTTCCACACGATTCAGGATGCGCACGATTACTTGAAGCAGTTCCATATTCCCTCGGACAAGACCGCGACGATCCACGTCTATTCGGGACACTGGACGCAAACGGCACCGATAGTGTTTTCGCATCCGGACTCGACGCAGATCATCTTGGTCGGGCTTGCTCCGGTGATCAAGACTGTCAGTGGAACGGTGACGCGAGGCGGCTCGCTGCCGAACGTTGACGTGACCGTGCCGATTCCATCCGGAACAACTGGGATAGCCGTGGGCGACGTGGCGTATCTCTACGACGCACCGCACTGGCAAATGGAAGGCTGCGGCGTGGTCAACCAAGTCCTGTCCACGTCGGTCAGGCTGCGCATGATCATCCTGAACTTGCTTCCGCCGTCCTCCATCGCGGCGCTCGGCTCAACAAAGCTGATCACTTATCCGACGCAATTCGCCAGAGGCATCGTAGCGGACGGGCCGATGTTCTCGTTCCCGCACGGCATCGGCGCGATGAAGAATTTCGGGATCAAGTCGAACACGTTCCAATTTGGCATGGGCATTTCGGTCAATGGCGCGGGGATACTCGAGCACATTTCTGCGGCGCAATTCCAATACGGAATCGGACTCAACAACGGGACGACGCTTCTCAATCCGGTCGTCGCGGCGAACGGTTGCGGGGCTGGGCT